ATAACTTCTCCTATTACGCAAGACTTTAATCCATAGGTATCTATAATTGATTGAGCATCATCTACAGCATCTGATGGAACTACTATACAATATCCAATACCAAGATTGAATACTTTTTTCATTTCATCTTCCACTATCTCACCAGCACACATTATCTTAGTAAAGATTGGTGGAATATCCCAAGAATTATAATCAACTTCTACTGTCAATCCATCCGGAATACATCTAGGAAGATTCTCCGGAATACCACCACCTGTGATATGTGCCATACCAAGAATAGGAACTTCGTCTAACAAATCTTTAACTATTGGAGCATATATGATAGTTGGTTCAAGTAACTCTGGAGTATCTTTAATAAAAAGTTTCTGATGAAATAACATCTTATTAATCAAACTATATCCATTACTATGAAGTCCACTACTCTCTATACCAATAACTTTATCTCCTGATTTGATAAGACTACCATTTATTATCTCACCTTCTTCTACTATACCTGTACAAAATCCTGCAATATCATACTTCTCATCACTATACATTCTAGGCATCTCAGCAGTTTCTCCACCTAAAAGAGAACATCCACTAATATGACATCCATCTCCTATACCAAAAATTACATGCTTCAATACATCTTGTTTTAATTTACCAGTAGAAATATAATCTAAAAAATATAATGGTTCAGCACCACATGTAATTACATCATTAACACACATAGCAACCAGATCAATACCGACACCATAATGTGCATCATCAGTACCAACTAATTGTGCTATATTTAATTTAGTTCCTACTCCATCAGAACCAGAAACTAATATAGGTTTCTCATATCCAGAAGGAATTCTAGTCATTCCATTAAAACCACCAAATCCACCCAAAGCTTCTTGCCTATGGGTAGACTCAACTTTCTGAGAAATAAGTTCTATAAATGATTTACCAGCATCAATGTCAACACCAGCATCTTTATAATTCATTATCTATCACCAGCTTTACGATTTTCTGAAAAGAATTCATCGAAAGCTCCTTCTGGATATCTGGCAGCCAATTTCTTTACATTAGTACTAATAACATCATCCATAGAAACACCAAGTGCCATACATGCCTGAGCAACATACCACATGACATCACCAAGTTCAATTATAAGATGTTCCTTATTACTCTTATTATACGGCTTACCCTGAAAAACCATCTTCTTTACAATCTCCATAAACTCACCACCCTCAGCACTAATACCAACAGCAGCAGTTAAAAGACGTTCAATATTTGCTCCCTTCTCATCAAGTTCAACTAAACGGTCGGAAAGAGACAAAAAATCTTTAGATGCATCAGACGTGACAACATCTACAAATCTTTCATATGATCCAAAATCAACGTGTTTTTCGTTTTTCATCTATTATCTTCGTTACTTACATATATTAAACGAATTTTTAAATTTTGTCAAGACCTTTTTTTACCAGCATCTTGAAAAAAACAAACTTGATTTATCCTATAAGTATCATGAAAATAATCATAATTGCATATATTCATTCCATGAATAAACTTCTTGGCGTTATATAAAACCATCCTATTATACTTTGGTTCTATATGCTTCAATAATCTATATTTTGATTTCGGTCTCCAAGGATCCTCATGCTCATTTAAACGTGGAGGTTCTAAAGGATCTAACTTTCGATAAAGATTAGTTCCAGATTGAGTATCTCCCTTATTCAAGTATATAAGAGCAGTATACCCTTTATCTGTATGAGGTGACCAATAACAATCTCTAAAATCATTATATCGACTCTTTTTAAATCTAATTAAATTTGTAACTATCTCATCAGTATCATATAAATTATCTCCACAAATACTTTGTAAAAAAAGAAATACTGGTTCCATTTCTTTACAAACTATCTCGTGTTTTCTATCCTCAAAATGAATACCATTATATGATGGTTTTTCATTCTCCTTCCATAAAGAAGGTTCAATAGACATTAAATATTCAACTAAAGAATCTGGATCCTTATAAAAATTATCAATAGTATAAATTTTTGATTCATACAATACTTCTTCTTTTATTTCTAAATTATCATTTAATTCAACCATTAAAATTTGAACTCAGCAAATGATTTCTTAGCCTTAAATTTTTCTCCTGTAGATGATTCTTCCTCTTGCCCACTATCAGAAATATCTTCCTGAGCACTCTGTTCACAATCATATAATCTCATCTTTGCTCTATCAATTCCCACAACAAATCTTTTGAAAACAGTAGGATCATTATACCTATTCTTCAATTGCTTCACCATAATTTGATTTAAGCCTTCAAGTTCTTCGGTTGAAATAAGAGCGAACATAAGATCAGCAGTGGCAGGAAGACCAAAGGATTCAGAGGTGTCGGTGAGATCCACATCAGAACTAGCGAAGCCACTGCGAGTAGTCTGAGTAGCAGAAACAATTGGTACATTAGCTTCCACAGCAAGCCCCCTAAGTTCTTCAGCAATTGATTTAATGTACGAATATGAATTAATGGAACTGTTTGCCTTATGTCTAGAAGAAGCACATATATTAAGATAGTCAATGAATATAATGTCAGGCTTGAAGGATTTCTTAAGTGCCAATTCAGTAAGTAATGATTTAAAATGTCCACTGTGTGCTGCTGCTGTAGGGTATTCTTTAATTATAAGAGTGCCTTGCGTTTTCTTAGCAAGACTAGTAACTTTATTCTCAAACATAGGTTTGGGAAGATCTGTTATGTCCTGAATATTGACATTAAGTAAATTAGCATCGATCCTCTCCGCAATCTTTTCCTCTGCCATTTCCATCGTAACGTAGAGAACGTTTTTTCCCTGGAGGAGGACACCGCTTGCCACATGACACATGAATAAAGATTTTCCAACACCTGTGCCAGCGAGAGCAATGTTGAGAGTCTTATTCGGTAGACCACCCTTTGTAATTTTATTAAAGTATTCGAGATCGAATGGAATAAGGTCTTCCTTTCTGTGATACGACTCATAACGTTCCTCATAATCATTTAAATAATCATGTCCAATATGATTATCAAAAGATACTGCTAATGCATCTGATAAAATACTAGGTATAGCATCTCTATCTTTCTTTTCATCTTGCCCATCCGCAAGAGCAATGGATTCCATCAATGCAAGATAAATTGCACGATCACGACACCATTTTTCAGTAGTATCAAGTAACCACTGATTCTCCACAACAGAATCTGTTAAAGAATTATTAATCTCTCTAACCTGTTTTACCTCATCTTCAGTAAGATCAGTTCTATTTTCTGTTTCAATATTGAGAGCCTCAATAGTAATGGAAGATCCATATTTAATAATAAATTTTACTATCTCCTCAAAGATTATCTTTTCACTTCTCTGCTCAAAATATGCAGGTTGAATAAAAGGAATTACTTTACGAGAATATTCTTCGTTAAATATTAAATTACGAAGGATAGTAGTCTCAATTCGTTCCATAAGAGAATTGTTGCTTGGCAATGCCATCAAGTTTCTCCATTATATCACTAGTAAAGTACTTTTCAGGATTTCTATAGATTTCCTTAGCATATACCTTTTTACCATCCATCTCATATCTTCCTGCTACATTCTTCCACATTCCTCCTATCTCTCCTAATTCAAGGAGACCATAGTAGCGATCAAGTCCACGCTCATCATAATAAAGACGTATCTCTACTTGCTGATTTTCTTTAGAGAGTCTTGACTTTGCTGTCTTAGCTTTAATAATGTTACCAACAACCTCTTTCTGATCCTTTTCCTTTTTCTTTGTGAGATAAATGATCGTACTTGCGGCATATTTGAGACCAGAGCCGCCTCCCATTTCTTTAGTAGGGACATAACTACCGATGACATCGTAAGTGTGATTTGTTACTATAAGTGGAATATTTGCTTGACCAAGTTTAAGTGTAAGCATTCTGAATGCTCCTTTAACAAGTTGAGATTTGGTCATATCCCTTACCTGTTTATCATCTAATGCATCACGTATTTCTTTCTCTGTAGAAAGCATCCCTAAAGAATCAAGCACAAACATACAAGGTTTGCGATTTTCTTCAGAGGTCTTTAAATATATATCAACTGCCTTAAGTGCCTTAGTCCTAAACTCCTCAATAGTGACCACATTAATAACAACTAGACGATCTAAATCTATACCCCTGCTTTTTAAAAGTGGTTTAGTAATACTACTCTCAGTATCAAAATAGAGAACATAAGCATCGGGGTTAGTATCAAGAAAGTTCTTAACCACGGCGAGAGAGAAAAAAGTTTTTCCTGTACTGCTCTCTCCAGCAATTGCAGTGATCTTATTACCAGATACACCACCAAAGATGCTACCTGATACAAGTCCGTTAAAAACCAACGAACCTGTATCAATAAATTGTTCACTCTCTGATATATTGGATGCGAGGGTGGTGTATTCATCTCCTATTTCCTTTACAATATCTTTTAAAAAATCCATATCAAATACCTAATAGTTTACGTTGTCGATTAAAATAATTATGCAATATCCAAGAACTGCTATTTAACTTATCAGTTCCACCGACACCATACTCAAATTTTACTCTATGGTTCGCACTATATCCCATAACTTCTGGAGTATTCTCCTTTCCTCTATCTCCACCATTACAAAAAATCACCTTATCAGCAATATCTAAACACTTTGCAATAGCACCACATGCAGAATCATCTTTATCATCCCATGAGATAACAGCATCA